GCCGACCGCATGCGCCCCGTGGACGCCATGGTGGACTACGAGGCGCTCATGGAGCGCAAGGCGGCGCGGTGGTGCGAGATGGTGGACAGGGCGGTGCGCGTGCTCTACGGCGACGACTGGGAGCACGGCATCGCAGCCAGCTTGTCCATGTCCCACGCCGAGGTACTGGATTGCATATACATCCAGCGCATGAGCCTCACCGCCACGGCCAAGCGCGTCAAGTGGGGCGTCAACAAGGTGTGCGAGCTAAGGCGTGAAGCCTTCGACCACATCGACCAGGTGGGCGAGCTCGCCGCCATAGCGGGCAAATGATCGGGGCGTCCCTTCTGGGGCGCCCTTTTTTCATGCCGAAAATGCCAACGGCGGCGCACGGTCGCGGATGGTCGCGCACGGTAATATGGTAGGTGTAGACTTCTAGGGCCCCGTTCGGGGCCTTTTTCATTTGGAGGCGCGCCGTGACGCTCATCGACCTCATGGCCATCGCGCTGCGATACACCACGGCGATGTCCGACGCGATGGTGGACGCATGCATCGAGCGCGCCGGGCGTACGGGCGAGCCGCTGTTCGAGCCGCAGCGCAGGCAGAGGGCGAGGCGCGGCAAGAGGCCGACGGAGGAGATCGACTGGGAGCGCATGGTTACGAATAACCGCGAGGTGCGGTTCCGTGCCTAGCAGCAACCCGCGGCAGGGCAGCAGGGCACGCGGCAGGCTCGTGCGGCAGGTTCGCTCCATGGGTCTGCCCTGCGGGATATGCCGCGGCCTGCGCGGGCCGATACATTACGACGAGCCGAGCGACGCCGAGCATCCGCTGTCGTTCGTGCTGGACGAGATACACCCGATCAAATGGTGGCGGCAGTACGGCTACGCGTCGCCTACCGCCGCTGCATGCGACCCGAACAACGTGCAGCCCGCGCACCGCATCTGCAACGCCGAGAAGGGCGCTAAGGATAACTGGCACGTCGGCGACGGAGATAGGGCCTCACAGCGGCTCTCAGCGCCTCTGGTGACGTCACGGAAGAGGTAGGGCGGGGCTCCCGGGCCCTCTGGGCGTCACTTCCCGGCGTCCAGCGCCGAAACGGCCAGATGCTGTTTCCGCATTTTTAGTACAGATGTTCTAATTCCACGGTTCAAATCTGGAGGTAGTACGTGGCTGACCTCATCGAGTACGCCAAGAGCGGCGACAAACGCAAGACCCTAGAAGCGTTGCGGGACAAGCTGGCCGAGACGATCGTGTACTGCGAGAGCGGGCGCGACCTCGCGGCGCTCACGCGGCGCTTCATCGACGTGATGGACGAGATAGAGAACCTGCCGAAGGAGAACGCCGACAGCCCGCTCGCGCGCGCCAAGGCCGCCGCCAAGGCCGAGCGCGATGCTTAGGCAGGGCGGGCAGGAGCCGACGTTCGAGCGCATCGGAGCGTACGACCACACGAACGGCGGTGCCGTCGTGGAGATGTTCGAGGCGTACGGCAGGCGCTACTACGGCTCGCAGAAGCACGAGATGGACGTCTTCTTCGCCCGCACAGCGCAGGGCGGCTTCGCGGGCAAGTCGATAGGCATCACCAAGCCGCGCCAGAACGGCAAGTCGTTCGCAACGCGCGACTACGCGATAGACATGGCCGCCGTGGAGGGCAAGAGCGTGCTGTTCACCGCCCATCACGGGCGCACCGTGCGAAAGATGTTCAAGGAGATGTGCGACTTCATCGAGGGGCACGCCGACTTCGCCGACGAGCTGGACTACATCTACAAGGCGGGCGGCTACGAGGGCATCTACTTCAAGGGCGGCGCGTGCATCGAGTTCCAGACGCGCACCAACAGCGGCGGCCGCGGCGGCACGTACTCCGTGATCGTGTTCGACGAGGCGCAGGAGCTGACGAACGCGCAGCAGGACGCCATCCTGCCCACCGTCTCCGCCGGCGGCGAGATAGCCGACGGCGAGGGCGACCCGCAGAAGATATACGTCGGCACCGTGCCCGGGCCAGAATGCCAAGGCACCGTGTTCCGCATGCTCCACGACCGCGCCCACGCGGGCGACAGCTCCGTGTGGTGGCTCGAATGGGGCGCGACGGGCGACTCGCTCGACGAGGTGGACGTGGACGACGTCGACCTCTGGTACGCGTGCAACCCCGCGATGGGGCGCCGCATGAGCGAGGACACCGTGCGCGACGAGCACGACACCATGAGCCGCGACGGCTTCGCGCGCGAGCGGCTCGGATGGTGGTCGCCGACCGCGGGCAGGCCGCAGACGGTGCTGGACGCCGACGCGTGGGACGCCTGCGCCATCGAGGACGTGCCAGACCCCGAGCGCACCGCCTACGGCGTCAGGTTCGCGCCCGACGGCTCCGAGGTCGTGCTGGCCGTCGCCGAGCAGCGCGGAGCGAACGTCCACGTCGAGCTGGAGAGGCGCGAGCCCGCATCGGCGGGCACCGCATGGCTGGCAGCGTGGCTCATGGAGCGCGCGCAGACGGGCTGCACCGCCGTCGTGGACGGCAGGAGCGGCGCGCAGGCGCTCGTGGAGCGCATGCAGGGCGCGCCGAAGGGCTACGTCTCGACGCCGAGCGCCGCCGACGTGACCGCGGCCGCGTCCATGCTCTGCGACGCGGTGCGCGAGCGCACGCTGACGTGGTACAGGCCGCAGGAGATGCTGCGGGAGTCCGCCACCGCCGCCACGAGGCGCCCCATAGGGCGCGACGGCGGATGGGGCTTCGGAGGGGCAGACCCCGCGCCCATCGAGGCGTGCGCGCTGGCCCTGTGGGGGCTTGCAACGAGCAAACGCGACCCTTCCGTGAAGGGCGGCATCTACTTCTAAGGAGCGTATATGACCGACATCGACGGCATCGCCAAGGCCGAGGGGCTGTCGCCCGACGAGCGCACCGAGGTGCGCATGCTGCTCGACCGATGGGACAGGCACCTCGCGCGCAACGGCGAGAAGATGGAGTACTTCATGGGCGAGGTCGGCGCCGACAACCTGGGGCTGTCCCTCACCGACTCCATGGCGTCGCTGTTCGACCTGTCGTGCGCGTGGCCGGAGAAGGCCGTCATGGCGCGCAAGCAGCGCAGCATCTTCGACGGCTTCGTGTCGCCGCGCGGTGACGTCCCCGAGCTGCTCGAGCAGATCGTGCGCGACAACCAGCTCATCGACAAGTACCAGCGCGCCGTCGTGGACGAGCTCGTGCACGGGTGCATCTTCGCCACCGTGTCCGCAGGCACCGCGGGCGAGCCCGTGGCCGTCGTGAACTTCCACAGCGCGCTGTCCGCCACCGCGCTCTGGGATTACCGCGCCCACGCCATCAAGGCGGGGCTCGCCATCGTGTCGTTCCGCCCGTCCATGTCCGCGATGGGCGGCGACGAGCCCGACATCATCAACTACTACAAGGCCGACGCCGTGGTGCGCCTCGTGCACGACGGCAAGGCGTGGAAGGTGGACGACCGCCTGCCCAACAAGGCCGGACGTCCCCTCATGGAGCCGATGTGCCACGCGCCGAGCGAGTTCCGACCGTTCGGGCGCTCAGTGATCACAAAGAACGTCCGCAAGACCACCAAGAAGGCGCTGCGCGAGCAGCTCCGTACCGAGGCGCAGGCCGAGCTTTACAGCTCCGTGCAGCGTTGGCTCATCGACGCGACCGACGAGCAGGCCAAGGCCATCAGCGAGAACAAGCTGCGCGCCCTCATGGGCGGCATGATGGTGCTCACGCGCGACCAATCGACGGGAATCACCCCGCAGCTAGGCCAATTCGCCATGCCGTCGTTCGAGCCGCACATCGCCTACATGCGCCAGCTCGCAAGCGAGTTCTCCATGGAGTCCAACGTCCCGCTCTCCGAGCTGGGCGTGACATACGACAACCCGACCAGCGAGGGCGCCATCTACGCCACCAAGGAATCGCTCGTCGTGGCCGTCGAGCAGGACTTGAACCTGCCCAACAAGACCAGCCTGCGCAACATCGCCATGCTGTGCATGGCTATCGCGGGCAACAAGGCCGTTTCCGACCTCACCGACGAGGAGAGGTCGGTCATGGCGCACTTCAAAGACCCCGCCACGCCGTCCGTCGTGTCTCAGGCCGACGCGGCGACCAAGATCGCGGCGCCCGACCCGGGCTTCGCGGGCAGCGACGTCTATTACGAGATGTTCGGCCTCGAGCAGTCCGACATCGCGCGCATCAACGCGCACAAGCGCCGCGAGCTAGGCGGCGGCATCTTGAACGAGGTGCTGGGCGATGCGGCTGAGCAGTAGCGCGTATGCGACCTACCAGCGCGCGCACCGACTCCTGCAGGACGCGGCGAAGAAGGAGCTGGGCGATTTCGTGGCGTCCCTGCCGTACGGGCTGGACGACCCGCGCGCCCTGCGGCCCGTGCAGGCCGAGGTGCTGCGGCTGCTCGGCAAGTACGGCAGCGCCGACGCGAGCCTGTCAGCGGCGTTCTACGACGAGCTGATGGACGCCATGGGCGCGAACACGCCAGCGGCCATCGCGGCGGCTCCAGAAGGCTCCTACGCCCTGCAGGACGTATCGGACGCCATTGGCAGGGCCACGTCGCCCGAATCGGCGCAGGCGCTCATCGAGGGCGTGCTCGCGGGCCACGTCAAGCGCGCGGGAATCGCCACCATGCGCTCGAACGCCGTGCGCGACCGCGTGGAGTGGGCGTGGATATGCACGGGCGACACGTGCGCGTTCTGCCGCACGCTCGCATCCCGCGGCTGGCAGCCCGCATCCAAGGCCGTGCGAGCGGGACGCCATGCCGAGCACATCCACGACAACTGCGATTGCCAGTTCGTCGTGCGCAAGCCCGGCGAGACGCTGGACGTCGAGGGATACGACGCCGACGAGTACAAGAGGCAGTACGAGGCCGCGAACGGCGACATAAACGCCATGCGCAGGGCCGACTACACGCCCGAGTACGCGGCGCAACGCAACGCGCGGCGGCGTGAGCTGTATAAGGCCGCCCACGATATTCAAATCGATGAATAGAAGCCCCTCGGGGCTTTTTTCATGGCTACGCGAGCCGATCGCGGACATGACGACCGCCAAAGGCGGGGAAGGGGGCAGACATGCCCGAGAACATCGAGACGCCCACGCAGGGCGCACCTGCGGCATCCGCCGAGACCGAGAAGCAGCCCGAGCGCACGTTCACGCAGTCGGAGATGGACGCCATCATCGGCGACCGCCTCAAGCGCGAGCGCGGCAAGTACGCCGACTACGAGGAGCTCAAGGCCAAGGCGGAGAAATTCGACGCGGCAGAGGAGGCAGGCAAGTCCGAACTCCAGAAGGCCGTGGAGCGCGCGGACGCGCTCGCCAAGGAGCTGGAGGCCGTCAAGGCCAAGCAGGCAAGGCTCGACCTCGTCGCATCCGTCGCAAAGGACACGGGAGTGGACGCCGACCTTCTCGGCGCCATGAACGGGGCGACGGAAGACGAGATCAAGGCCAATGCCGAGCTGCTCAAGGCGAAGTTCGCGGCAGTGCCGGGCTACAAGCCCGACCCGCACGACAACGGCGGGGCAAGACCCGAACCCGCCAAGACCGACATTCCCATCATCTTTTAGAAAGGAGCCAACATGGCTCGCATCGCATCCCTGAACGTCCTCCTGTCCACCACCGGCAAGGACTTCCTCGCCGAGCAGTACGGCGCCGTTATCGCCAACGTCCAGAAGAACTGCATCTCCCAGGCTCTCAAGAACACCAACCTCAGCGGCACCCCCGGCGCCGGCACCTACGAGGCCAAGCGTTTCGAGAACAAGACCAGCAACGCCTACGGCACCGCTCGCACGGGCGGCGCTGGACAGGCCGTCAAGGCCACGCCCGTGACCGTCGCCGTCAATGTTGACAAGGAGATCGTGGTCGAGGTCGAGCAGAAGGACATCACCCTCTACGGCGTGGACAACCTCGTGGAGCGCGAGGCCGCTTCCGCGGAGAAGTCCATGACCCGCGAGCTCGAGAAGGCGTTCTTCGCCGAGGCCGTCAACGCCGGCACCGCCTACACGCCCGCACAGACCGTCACCGCCATCGAGGACATCATCGAGGGGCTCATCCAGTCCGTCGAAACCGTCCAGAACGACTTCGTTGACGGCGTCGAGCGCGACATGATCGCCGTCGTGTGCAACCCCGCCACGTTCGGCAAGCTCCGCACCTACGTCGACAAGGTCAACGACGGCGGCGCCCAGCCCGAGGCTTACGCGCTCTTCCATGGCGTGAAGGTCTACAGCTCCGTGTACCTGCCCAACGGCACCAACGCCGTCGCCATGGCCGATGGTTCCATCGCGCAGCCCGTCCTGCCGACCATCGCGCCCGCCGAGCGCATCCAGCTCTCCAACGCCATCGCCTTCGGCCTGTTCTACAGCTACGGCACCAAGGCCGTCGCCGCCGACCTCATCTTCAAGTACTAGGAGGCGCCATGAAGCTGCTCGACAAGTACACGGGCGCGACCTACGAGCCCGCAGACGAGGGCGTGGCCGCGATGATGCAGGCTTCGCCGCGCTTCGAGCAGGTCGAGGACAAGCCCAAGGCCGCGTCCAAGCGCAAGGCCAAGCCCAAGGCAGACGAGTAAGGGGGCGCTCATGGCGTTCGCAACCATCGACGAGTACGCGGCGCTCTATCCCATGGACGAGGTGGACGACGACGTGCTCTCCGCGATGCTGGACGAGGCGAGCGACGCCATCGAGGGCGAGCTGGAACCGCGCGGCATCGACTACGACGACCCGTCGGAGAAGTTCGCGGGCAAGCTGCGCCGCGTGTGCTGCATCATCGTCCACCGCTCCGTATCCGCCGTGACGGCGCCGGGCTTCATGCTCGGCGCCACGCAGGCGTCGCAGACCGCAGGGCCGTACACGCTCAACGCGTCGTACCCGAGCGGCTTCGGCACCATCCGCGTTCTGCCGTCAGACCGCGAGAAGCTGGGAATCGGGCAGGGCACGTACCTGTTCGCCGAGCCGTTCGACGGGAGGGGCGCATGACCGCATCCGTTCCCGCGTCCGTGAGCGTGCGCGACTGGACGGCGCGCGACCGCCTCGGCAACCACGTCGAGGCGTACCTCGCGCCCGTCTCCGTGGGCGTCCTCGTCGCGCCCGGCGCAACCGACCAGCTCGCCGACTCCCGCCCCGAGGGCGTGCGCGTCGACCTGACGCTGCATTTCCCGAAATCGTGGACGGACGCCGCGTCGCTGCGCGGCGCGAAGGTCGGGCTGCCCGCGCCGTGGGCGGGCGAGTACGCCGTCGTGGGCGCTCCGAAACCCTACATGGCCGACCTCGTGCCGTTCACGTTCGGCGACTACTGGCTCCCCGTGGAGGTGCAGAGGTATGACGGCTAGCGTCCGCTACGTCCCGAACAGGGGCTTCAAGGCCGTCCTGCTCAACTCCGCGGGTGTCATGGCGGCGGTGGACGAGGCCGCGGCACCCATCCAACGGCGCGCCGCGTCCATGTTCGGCGCCACCGCCTACGTGCTTCGCAAGGCCCAGCCGGGCAATGTCAGATGCCACGCGTTCGTGGCGACCGCCGACAGGCACGCCATGAACTCCAACGCCAAGCACATGACGCTGCAGAAAGCATTGAAGGGATAAGGGCATGCGCTTCTCATCGCTCGAAACCGCCATCGCGTGGGCGTCCGAGACGTTCGGCATGCCCGCGTCCACCTACCCGCAGGCAGACCAGCCGCGCCCGTTCGCCGTCGTGAACCGCACGGGCGGCACGTGCGAGTACCCGCACGACTACCCGCGCATCACCGTCCAATTCTGGACTGACGCCGACGCCGAGGGCGAGGCTCTGTCGTTCGCCTGCGCAAAGGCCGTGCCCGACCTCGTGGGCGTCCACGAGCGAATCAACGCCGTGGGCGCGCCCGAGATCGCGCAGCTCGGCCACATCGAGGGCGGCGGCTTCGTGTGGCAGGTCAGCTTCGACCTAGCCACCAACATCTACGAAAACTGATTCGAAAGGGGTAGCCAATGGCTATCAACGCCAAGAAGGTTATCGTCGGCGCTCCCGACCAGTCGGGCACCGTCGGCGCCGTCAACTGGGCACCCGTCGGCACCGCCATGCCGACCGACGCCCGCACCGCACTCCCCACCGCCACGTGGAAGAGCGGCGGCTACGTGAGCGTGGACGGCGTGTCGCTGTCGCTCGACCAGAGCACGACCGCAATCCAGGATTGGTCGCTCGGCCACGTCCGCACGCTGCTCGAGGACTTCACGGGCACCGTGACGTTCACCTTCATCCAGACCGACGCCGAGACGCTCAAGATGCTGTTCGGCGAGGACAACGTCACCGTCACCGCCGCGACCACCACCGCAGGCGAGAAGATCACGGTCGCCATCGGCCCCGAGCTGGCCCCCGCCAAGGCGTTCGCGTTCAACATGAAGGACGGCGAGCAGCGCATCCGGCTCGCGCTCCCCAACGCGCAGCCGACGCTGGACGGCGAGCTGACCTTCGTCGCCAACGAGCCCATCAGCTGGAGCGTGTCGCTCGACTGCGGCGTCGACGACGACGGCAAGTGCATCTACTTCCTGTACGACGACGGGCAGGCGACCGCCTAATGGCGCAGGTGGCGCGTCTCGACTTCGAGACAATCGAGCGACCGACCATCACCGTCAACATGGCGGGCGACGAGAAGCAGCTCCCCGTCACGTTCAACGACGCCGACCTCAAGCTCATGGGCAAGGCCGGCGACGAGCAGGACGCCATCAAGGCGTTCTTCGTCAAGTATCTGGGCGACGCCATCCTCGAAATCGGCGACGACCAGCTCAAGAAGCTGCTCACCGTCTGGACGGAGCAGCGCACGCTCATCGACTCCCCGTCACTGGGGGAATGATCGGCCTCGCCGCCGTCGTAGCAGACCACGGCGGGGCGCTCGAATACGACCTCATGACACGCACGCGCTACCTCGCATCGGACATCGGCGGGGCGCTCCCCGAGGGCGCCCTGCTGTCGTTCGTGCGCTACCTGCCGCCCGACTCCGCGCTCAAGCAGGAGATGGACGGTGACGCGTCGTGGCTCACGGGGCAACGCAACGACATGCTGCTCGCGGCCATACACGACCAGCTCGCGGGATTGCAGTTCATGCTCCTGCGCTGGCACGGCGTGCGGGCGAAGAAGCCCAAGCCGATACCGCGGCCCGGCGTATCCGACGGCGTGCAGCACGTCGGCAAGGGCGAGATACCCATCGCAGACTTCGACGAATGGTATTACGGAGGTGACTAATGGCAAACGCAGAGGTCGGCTCCGCGTACGTAACCATCATGCCCGCGATGGACAAGGGCTTCGGCAAGACCGTCGAGGGCGCTATGGGCTCCGCGGGCGCGCAGGGCGGCGCGGCGTTCTCTGGCAGCATGCTCGGCTCGCTGGGCGGCATGGCCGGCAAGGTCATAGCGGCGCTCGGCGTCGTGGAGCTCGTCAAGAAGATGGGCGAGCTCACCAAGGCCGCCGTCGATTCCTATGCCGACTACGAGCAGCTCGTGGGCGGCGTGGAGACGCTGTACGGCGACGCAGCCGACTCGCTCATGGAGAACGCGCAGAAGGCGTACCAGACCGCGGGGCTGACGGCGAACCAGTACATGGAGACGTCCACCGCATTCGCGGCTGCCCTCGTCTCGTCGCTCGGCGGCAACACGTCCGAGGCCGCGAGGCTCGCCGACGTGGCAATCCGCGACATGAGCGACAACGCGAACAAGATGGGAACCGACATGTCGGCCATCCAGAACGCGTACCAAGGCTTCGCAAAGCAGAACTACACGATGCTCGACAACCTCAAGCTCGGCTACGGCGGTACCAAGACCGAGATGGAGCGCCTGCTCGCAGACGCCGAGAAGCTGACGGGCATCCACTACGACATCGAGAACTACTCCGACGTCGTGTCGGCAATCCATGCCATCCAGACCGAGATGGGCATAACCGGCACGACCGCCGCCGAGGCCGCATCCACGATCAGCGGCTCGTGGGGCATGCTGCAAGGCGCATGGGGCAACCTGCTCACGTCCCTCGCGGGCGGCGGGGACGATATAGACACGGCGGTCAAGGCCGTCTTCGACTCGCTCTTCACGTGGCTCGGCAACGTCGTGCCGCGCATCGGCGAGACGATCAAGGGCATCTTCGAGGCGCTGCCCGCGGCCGCCGCTGAGGCGCTCCCGCGCCTGCGCGACACGTTCATGGGCTTCATCGAGGACACGTTCGGCAGCGACGCCGCCGACAAGGTGCGCGACGGCATGAACGCCATCCACGGCGTGCTCGACAGGCTCGGCGAGAAGTTCGCGGAGCTGCAGGCCGCCGCGCAGACGTACCTCATGCCCGCGTTCCAAGGCGTGGCGGACGTCATAGCGCCGTTCGTGGACGAGATGGCGCCCAAGCTCCTCTCGCTGTTCGAGACGATCTCGGGCGGCGTCGTGACCGTCGCCACCACCGTCACGGAGTGGGTCGGCACCGCCATCGCGGCCGTGACGCCGCTGCTGGACGGCATGCTCGACAAGGTTTCCGAGATTTTCGACGGCATCAAGACGACCATCGAGGGCGTTGTGTCGTTCGTCGTGGCGCTCGTCAACGGCGACTTCGAGGGCATGGCCGCATCGCTCTCGACCATCTGGGACGGCATCAAGTCCACCGCATCGTCGGTATGGGACGGCATCAAGTCCGTCGCGTCCGACGTTTGGAACGGCATCAAGACCGCCATCGAAGACCCGATAAACAAGGCCAAGGACGCCGTGGGCAGCGCAATCGACGCGATCAAGGGCTTCTTCAACTTCGAGTTCCATTGGCCGCACATCCCGCTCCCGCATTTCAGCATCAGCGGCAGCGTGAACCCGCTCGACTGGATAACCCAGGGCGTGCCGTCCATCGGCATCGAGTGGTACGCAAAGGGCGGCATCATCGACCAGCCCACCGTCTTCGCGTCCGGCGTGGGCGAGAAGGGCGCGGAGCTGGTCTGGCCGTCCTACGAGCCCTACTTCAGCAAGTACGCCGCGGGAATCGCCGCGCAGATGGACGGCGGCAAGGCGGGCGTCACCAACAACTACTACATCGACGGCAACCTCGTCGCGTCCGACGCCATCCTCGCGCGGGCGCTCGATACCGTCGCGGAGCGCGTGAGCGGCAGGCGCAGGATGGGGGCGATAGCGTAGCATGGCGGCAATCAACATCATCGACTGCACGCCGAGCGGCGGCGTGATCGCATCGACGTCCAGCATCGTAATCCGCTTCACACGCACCGACAACGCGTACACGAACGTGCGCGCCCGCCTGCACAAGGCGGCGACGCCCTACCAGACCGTCGATATGACGGCTTCGACCGTGCTCACGTCCACCACCTGCACGACGACGGTTGACGTGGCCGCGCTCATCGAGGGCGGCACCATCGAGAAGGGCACGACCTACACGCTCGACCTCACGGCATACGACGAGCTGCCATCGCTCTACCAGTGGTCGCGCGCCTGCACGTTCGCGGCGTACGACCTGCCGACCGCCGCCATCACCGCGCCGACCGCGGGCGCGACGCTGCTGGGCTACCCGCTCAGCATCGAGTGGACGGCATCGGACGATACGGGCATCTCGTCGACGCGCATCGTCGTGCGCGACACCACGGCGGGGACGACCGCCTATGACGGGACGCTCGACGGCGCGCTCCGCTCCGTGGAGCTGGGCGCATCTGACATCGCCCTCGAGAACGGCCACGGCTACGCCGCCACGGCGACCGTGCGCAACGGCGTCGGTTTGGAGACGTCTGCGACCGTGGCGTTCGAGGAGAATTGGACGCCGCCGCGCATCCCCACCGTGACGATGGACGTGGACGAGGAAACGCTCGCCGCGACCATCACCGCCGTCGCCGGCGACGAGGCCGACGACTGGGTAGTGCGCTTCGAGGGCACGAACGCCGTGTTCCGCGACGGGTATTTCGCGCTCGACGGCACCGATGCCGTTGTTGACGCTCCGTACACCATCAGCGGCAGCAACATCCAGTTCGCCGAGATGACAGAGCCCGCGACAGCATCCATATCGGTCGTCCGCATCGGCACGGACGGCAGCAGGACAGTTATCGCCGAGGGGCTTTCGAGCGGCGACTCCGTGACCGACCATCTGCCGCAGCTGGGCGTCGAGTACACGTACGAGGTATCGGCCTACGCCGCGACGGGTGCCATGTCCACCGCCGACGTCCCC